CTTTATTCTGTTAGAGCATACGCAATAAATACACAAGGTACTGCCTACGGTTCTGTTCAAACATTTACAACTAGTACAGCAGCAACTTGTAGTGGTGGTACATTATTCTTTAATGATTCCGTTATAACGGGAATAAATGCAACTTTAGCGACAGGAAGCATATCATATAGTACTAGTCAATGCGGTGCTACTATTCCAACAGTATCTTTATTATTCACAAATAACGTTGGGGAATGGGTATCAACATCACAAATAACAAGTTTACAGCTTTATGAAGGTAGTACTAATGTAACAAGTCAATATACTTTAGGAAAAACATTAAACGGGGATGTAATGAATATTACAATAGGTGGTAATTTCCCTTCTGCTTCAAATGATGGTAATCATTCCTATGAAATAAGAATTACAGCTTATAATATTGAAGCATATACAACTACTATAACGTTACCTGCTAGTAATGCAGTAAATCACGCATCAGTAAATGTAACAAAAAATTCTTCTGCTTCTTATCCTGCTTCAAGGGATGACACTTCATTTAACAATGGATTTTTATATCCAAGTGGAAGTTCAGGAGATGCTTATCAATACACAATAACATATACAGCAGATTCAAATTTCACATTTACAGGATTAGGAAATATTACTACACCATTAGTTACCCCAACAGGTACAGGTGTTTCTGTAAATACTGGTACATATACTAGTAGTACATTAACGGTAATTGTAAGTGGAACAATACAAGCTAGTGATAAAGCAGCAACAATATCTTATTCAGGTAGTGCTGTGGCAAGTCCTGCTACAAGTATTACTTTTAGATACAGAATACAACCACAAACAACTTGGAACACTTTTTCAGTAGGATTTAATGTTCCTGAAAATGTAGTTGTTGATTTAGAAGCTACACCAAACGGTTCTTATTCAACTGCACTTGGTAATACAAGTCTTACAACTTCAATAACACCAACAACAAACACTAATGGGGATGTGCAAGTTCATCAGATTACAATAGCCAATGGTTTGGTAGGCGGTGGAGATAAAACAGGTCAAGTTCAATTCTTCCCACAAGGAAGTTCAACTTTACTTACTGCTGTTAGAATTAATTTTATAGATAATTAAATGTTAGAAAACATATTAAACTTATTGGAGTTTGCAAGAAATGAAAAATGGAAAGGTCAATATATAGATATTGCTTTAGGTAAAAACAAATATCCTGAATCGATTAAAGAAGCATATCAACAATTTAGAAAGGAACTATGAGCATAAAGAAAACAATAGAATTAGAAGCTAAAGTAGATAAAGCAGAAAAAGATTTAAAAGGCGTAGCTGATAGTGTACAACGCATAGACGATAATTTAACCGAAGTAAAAGAAACCACAGGTGGAGTTGCAAAAGGCGTAAAAGGTATTGGAAATGCTTTAAAAGCAGCAGGTATTGGTTTAGCTATTGCAGCGTTCTCTAAACTTGCAGAAGTATTTAATCAAAATCAAAAGGTTACAGATGCATTCAGCATAGCCTTTGAAAGTTTAAGTTTAGCCTTCAATGACTTTTTTAATTTTTTAGATAATAATATAGGAACTGTAATTGAGTATTTTAAAGGTATTTTTAGCGACCCTCAACAAACATTAAAAGATTTTGGTATAGCTATAAAAGAAAACCTAATTGAACGCTTTAATAGTGCTTTAGAAGTACTTGGTTATCTTGGTACAGCTATTAAAAAGGTTTTTGAAGGAGATTTTGATGGTGCAATGGAAGCTGCTAAAAATGCAGGTAAAGAATATGTAGATGTTTTAACGGGTGTAGATAATTCAGTAGATAAAATAGTAGAAGGCACTAAAGAAATTACAAGTAGTATTGTAAATTATGCTAAATCTACGGTTAAAGCTGCACAAGGGACTGTTGAACTAAACAAACAAGCGGAAGTAGCTGCTGTTATTAATCAGGGTCTTATTGAGAAGTACGATAGACAAGCAGAGCAACAAAGACAAATACGAGATGACGAAAGCAAAACTATTGAAGAAAGAATTGCAGCAAACAATAAATTAGGCGAAGTATTAGAAGAACAACAAAAGTTAATGCTTGAAAATGTAGATATTACAATTAGAGCAGCACAAGCAGAATATGATAAAAACCAAAACCAAGAAAATTACATAGCTTTACTAGAAGCACAAAATGAACGTGAAGCAGTATTAGCACAAATAGAAGGGTTTAGGTCTGAACAATTAATTAATAGAATATCTTTAGAGCGCGAAGCAGCAGATTTAAAAACAGAAGCAGACGAAAAAGCTATAGAAGATGCTGAAAAATTAATTGAATTAGAAAAGCAAAAAAAGCAAGGTGTAATGGATGCTATGGATGCAGTAGCAATGGCTGCAGGGGAAGAAAGCAAAATAGCTAAAGCGTTGTTTCTTTTAAAAACTGGTATGATGCTAAAGGAGCAAATAATGGTAGCACAAGCAACTATGCAAAGAATTATAGCATCAGCAGCAGAATCAGGTGTAGATGGTGCAAAAGGATTTATGAAAGCAGCAAGTGCAGCACCCCCTCCTGCCAACATACCATTAATAGCAATATTTGCAGCACAAGCAGCAGGTATAGCAATGAGTATTAAAAGTGCAGTAAGTACAGCTAAATCAATGGTTGGTAGTAAAGGCGGTGGTGCGAGTAGTGGTGGTTCAATTTCTGCGCCAAGTGTAACTACAATGGCTGCACAAGCACCTGATTTTAATGTAGTAGGTGCATCAGGAACAAATCAATTAGCACAAGCAATAAATGGTCAAGACAAACAACCTATAAAAGCGTATGTAGTAAGTAATGATGTAACAAACGCACAATCATTAGAACGTAATATAGTTGAAGGTGCTTCAATAGGCTAATAAATAACAAAACATAGTAAATTTTATTGTTTAAGTATGGATATAATAGAACTTTTTATAGATGAAACGGATGAAGTATCAGGAATTGAAGCTATTAGCGTAGTTGAAAACCCTGCTATCGAATCAGACTTTATAGCGTTAAAGAATCAAGAATTTAAACTTGCAGAAGTTGACAAGGAAAAGCGCATTTTAATGGGTGCAGCTTTGATACCTAATAAACCAATTTACAGAACTAGCGGAGAACAAGAATATTATATATACTTTTCTAAAAATACAGTTCGTAAAGCAAGTGAATTATTCTTTATTAAAGGTAATCAAAACAATGCAACACTAGAACACCAATTAGAACTTAAAGGATTGACAGCTGTTGAAAGTTGGATAGTAGAATCTGAACAAGATAAAAGCAGAATGTACGATTTAAACGTACCTATTGGAACTTGGATGGTATCTATGAAGGTTTTAAATGATGACGTATGGAAACAAGTTAAAGAAGGAAAGGTAAAAGGCTTTAGTATTGAAGGTTATTTTGCTGACAAACTAGAAAGACCAAATGAATCCAACGAATTAAAAGCACAAGAAACAATAGATAAATTAAAAAACCTATTTAATGCCAACAACTAAAAATACTTCTTACAAAGTACACGTATTTCATACTGACCAAGCAGAAGTAGATAGTGTAAACATTGAACAAGGTGCTATGCTACACACAGATGAAGCCTTGTATATGGGTCATAACGGAAGAAACGTAATAGTTTATCCACAACAAAGTGTTTCAAGTGCAGGTTGGGCAAGATACGATGATACAATTTACACTAGTAGTAATAAGCTAACTCTAGTTGCAGACACCTTAACAACCGTTCCTAATAACGCAGGTAATATAGTTAGGAGTCATTCAAGTATATCGTTCTACGACTCTTCAACTCAAAAGATACTAGGTGAAAACGTAAATGACACTTATTTATTTACTCTTGCATTCAAAGCACAATCACCTAATGCTAATCAAACATTTTTAGAGTATAATCTACAAGGTTCAGGACAAATAGCAAGAGTCTCAGGTACTCTAGCTTTTCCTAAAGGTAATGATGTAGAACATACTGAGAGTATGGTTATGCAATATTATACAGATGCAGACTTTGTAGCTAATGGTGTAGAGCTAAAAATAACTTCAGTAGGTGGTAGTGCAAGTGTTTGGGATATTATATACTTCATACAACGTACACAAAACGGAAATTTATACTAATGGAAAGAGAAAGAAACCCTAGTCCACAAAACGACAAAAGAGCGTGTATGTGCAAAGATGGTAAAACATATTCAAGAAAGTGTTGTGATGGTAGCTATCAAGCACAAGGGATAGGAAACATAACAGGAACTGAATAAATTTATAACAAAACGTTAAATATATTATTATATAAATATGGATTCAATAACAAAACAAATACTAACTAAGTTAGCTAATCAGAAAGTTGAGTTAGCAAGAAAAGCACCAAGCGTAGAAAAAGATTTTGCAAACCTTAATGATAAATTAAAAAAAGCAGAAGCAAAAATCGATTCATCTTTTATGGCTTATAGAAAAGAATGGAATAGTTTTCAAGATATTATAAAAGAAGTTGAAGGAGATAGAAAAAGATTAGAAAACGACATAAAAGAAATTGGTCAAGCTGCTATGGATTTAGGTGTTGATTTTAATTCTGTAAAAGGACTAAAAGAAGCACAAGACTTGTCAAGAAAATTAGATGGATTAACTTCTGATTTGCCAAAGTTATATAAAGAGCCTAAATAAACACATAAATAACATTATGAAACCAAGCGTACAAAAAATACTAACTAAATTAAGTGAAAATAAAGTTGAATTAGGTGCTGTTCAAGATTTTGAAAGAATGTACAAAATTGCGGAAAGTAATTTAATGAAATCTGAACCTCAATATGGAGATATATTAAATAAAGCAAGAAGTTTAAATAAAGAAATTAAAAAAATTGATGAAGATATTGATAATGGAATTTCCGCTTATAGTATTTTAGAAAAAAAATCAAAAGAATTAGGTATGGATTTAGATTCTAAATTAAAAGGTAATAGAAGTAGATTAAATAATTTTAAAAAAACTACAACACAAATATTATCTGAATTAAAAAACATTATTTAAAAACATAACAAACTAATTACTAATTTATTGTAATATTATATGAAAGCAACAGATATGTTAAACAAAGTAAAAGAACTTATTGGGGTAGAACTATCCGAAGAAGTTAAGTTGGCTCAAGCCACATTAAAAAATGGTACTGTTATTGAAAGTGAATCATTTGAAGCGGGAAGCGAAGTATTCATTGTAACAGAAGATGAAATGGTAGCTTTACCAGTAGGCGAATACAAACTTGAAGATGGGGAAACTTTAATTGTAGAAGAAGAAGGAATTATTGCTTCTATCGGTGCGGTTGAAGAAGAAGTTGAAGAAGAAGTAGAAGCTGCTGAAGATAAAAAAGAAGAAATGGAATATGCTACTAAAGCAGAACTTTCTGAAATTAAGGCAATGATTGACGAAATAAAAGCAATGATTGAACCTAAAGAAGAAATGAGCGAAGAAGGTGTAAGTTCTATTAAATCTGAAGAAACTACAACTAAAACGGTTTACGCTGAAAAGGAAGAAGTAAAAGAAGAATTAGCTGCTGAAACACCAGTAGAAAAAATTACTCACAATCCTGAAGCTGAATCTAAACCAAATTTAAACCTATACGCACAAAAAAGAGCATTAAGCACAGCAGATAGGGTTTTACAAAGAATTTCACAAATAAAAAAATAAATAAATAAATTATGGCAACTACAACTAGTATTACAACTACTTATGCAGGGGAGTTTGCAGGACAATACATTTCTGCTGCACTTTTAAGTGGTACAACAATTGAAAACGGGGGAATTACCGTTAAACCAAACATTAAATTTAAAGAAGTATTAAAAACAGTTTCTACAAACGATATCGTAACAGATGCAGCTTGTGATTTTGTTGGAACTTCTACTATTACACTTGATGAGCGTATTCTACAACCTGAATACCAACAAGTAAACTTACAATTATGTAAGAAAGATTTTCAAAATGATTGGGATGCGATTTCTATGGGATATTCAGCTTTTGATTCACTTCCACCTTCATTTTCTGATTTTTTAATTGGACACGTTGCTGCTAAAGTAGCACAAAGAACTGAAACTTCTATTTGGGAAGGTTCTACTGCAACAAGCGGACAATTTGATGGATTAACTACTTTATTGGCTGCGGATGCTGCTCACACGGGTTCAACTAAAATTACAGGAGAAGCTATTACTGCTGCAAACGTAATTGCACAATTAGGAAGTATAGTTGATGCACTACCTTCTGCAATCTATGGAAAAGAAGATGTAAAAATCTATATTTCACAAAACATTGCTAAGGCTTATGTATCTGCACAAGCTGCTTTAGGTTACAGAGATTTATATAACGTAGGACAAACTGAAATGAACTTTCAAGGTGTTCCATTATTCGTTGCAAATGGTCTTGCTGCTAACGCTGCTATTGCTGCTGAAACTTCAAACCTTTACTTTGGTACAGGTCTTTTATCAGACCATAACGAAGTGAAAGTAATTGATATGGCTGATATTGATGGTTCTCAAAATGTACGTGTTGTAATGAGATTTACAGCAGGTGTACAATACGGAATTGTTTCTGATATCGTATCTTACGGAATCGGACTATAATAATAAGATTAACTAACTTAAAGGGTGGGTAAGCCGAATTTGTGCCTACCTACCCTTTTTTAATATAAAATAATATGGCTTGTGATTTAACCAAAGGTAGAAAAGAACCCTGCAAAGATGTAGTAGGTGGTCTTAAAGCTGTTTACTTTACTGATTTCGGAGATTATGGAACGGTAACAGAAACAGATGACGAGATTACTGATATGACAGGAACTTTTGTAGCTTTTAAATACGAATTAAAAGGAAATAGTAGCTTTGAACAGGCTATTACTTCTTCACGTGAAAACGGAACGACTTTCTTTGACCAAACTTTAACACTTACTTTGAAAAAATTAAGTAAAGAAGATAACAAAGAATTAAAACTATTAGCTTATGGTAGACCACACGTAGCTGTTGAAGATTATAACGGAAATGTATTTGTTATGGGATTACAGCACGGTGCGGAAGTAACAGGAGGAACTGTTTCAACAGGGGCTGCAATGGCTGACTTATCAGGATACACTTTAACGCTTAATGCGCAAGAAGTAAAACCTGCTAACTTTGTTAATGCACCAACAGCTGCTGACCCATTCGCAGGAATGACTAGTGCAACTGTAACAGTAACAGAAGGTACAAATTCTTAACAAGGGTAAAAATTACTTTTGTTCTATTAACAAGGGTAAAAAAGAATTTCATTTTGATAAATTAGGGTGGCTATATGCTACCCTTTTTTATGTCTTATAAATAACAAAAAACAAATAATATTATTGTATATATATGATAGTATTAAAAGAAACTAATTTAGCGCAAACAATTAAGTTTATACCAAGAAAACTAAATATTGGTCAAGTAGCTGCTGCTGATAGTACTTTAATTACAGCAGATAACACAGTATTAACTGTAGACCAAATTGGGTATAATATTGCTATAAGAAATGAAACAACAAATACAGATGTTTACAACGTTTATAGCGACCAAATAATGGATACTTCATATTATAGTACTTATAATGCTGTTTTACCATTAAAGCAAGACGTTTCTTATACCTTAAAAATAACAGGGATTGAAACTATATATAAAGATAAAATATTTTGCACAAATCAAACAGATGT